ATTCCGAAAAAAGCAGTACCTTTGCAACCGCATTTCGGAAATGAGGTGCTGACATTGGGGTATGGTGTAATGGTAACACTACAGATTCTGGTCCTGTCATTCTTGGTTCGAGTCCGAGTACCCCAACTAAACAAACTCCCAATCACTTATAAATCAAGTGGTTGGTTTTTTTGTTTTTCGTTTTTAGCGTTATTTTAGCGTCGTAAATCACGAAACTCGGATTTTTATAAAAATTGGGGATGCAACAATCTCACGATTACTGCACCCCTTACGTTAATAAATAACTGCCATTATTGGCAATCCGGCTGCAAAGTTACTAAATTATTCTGAGTTTAAAAACTTTAAGGGTATGATTTCAAAAATAATTTGCGTATCACCTTATTTATATTATAATAAAAGTTGTTTTGCGGCTAATGATTCTTGGAAGATACTTTTGTTTTGACACAAGTTGATCAGAGTATAGTCCTCAGAACTTTTACAAAACTATTTGCTTGATAAGTTTAACAACTCTACGTGTTGCTAAAAAAAGAGGCTGCTACAATATTGCAGTCAGCCTCCCCATCATATATACACCTTCAAGGAGATTACTTTATGGAAATCCTATCTATACCATTTGTGATACGTCCAATACGACTATCTATACTTTCTATCGTCTGATACATCTTGCCTCTTCCTTGCTCCATCATTTGGCTAATGAGACTGTTCGTTTCCATAATAGCCTTAGTAAACTGAGCAATCTCAGAGATTTGGGGTACAACAAAACCAACCATTTGCTGCAACATTTGTTGGTGGTAGTTCTGTGCATCAATCCCCATAGCAGACTGAATGGCAGCGATATTACTCAGTAATGGGGCTGATGTTTGGTCAACTTCAGTTCCAGATACACCACTCACGCCACCGCCACCTGCAACCAATGGCATATACGTGCCAAGTAAAGCCCGGATAACAGAAACGTCCGCTCTGATACTATTCGCATAGGCAGCAAGCAAGTCTGCTGTTTCCTCGGAGATACCCTTGATTCCGGCACTGAGTGTTTTGCTACTGCTCCCGTTGCCAGTATTCTTGATAACGCCAGCACTTATGAGCGCATCCCTATCGCGTCTCATGTCGCTTGCAAGCTGTTCATTGTAGGCACGGATAGCATCGACCTCACCCTTAGTCATTGTGCTACCGCCCTCACTATCCACACCAGCAGCATCGGCAATCATCTTGTATAACTTCTTTATCCTGTCTTTATAGACATCGTTCACAAGCGAGTTGAGGATGGCATTGGTGAGCATATCCTCCAGATTGTTGGCAAAGTCCTCGTTGGTGCTGTCGAGATTCTTCAGCATATCAACGTATGAGCCTTTGAACGAATCCCATGAATAGCCTGTCAGTTTCTCGTTGAGCGCACTTGTAAGTTCATCTATCTTACCCGCTCTCTCAATATATTCGTTGATGAGTTCTGAGGGATTGCTTTCACCATCTGTATTCAACATCTCAGCCCATGCTTTGGGTGCATAGTCCCGTAACAGTTGCATCTGTTCTGGTGTAAGTTGCCACAAATCACCAGAAGAATTTACACGGGTATTATACCCGAATTGTTTAAGCACCTTGTTAAACTCATCCCATCCATTCCATTTTTGGAACAAGTTGCCTTTGTTATCTAAGTAGTAATTGAATGATGACTTGCCGCTCAGTCCTAAGAAACCATGTCCGCCGTTGCTCCATTCGCTTGCACGGTTGTCAATAGCCCTTCTCTGGTTGGCTTCCCATTCTTTTTCTGCCGCCAAAGCCCTGCGGTAAGCATCTTCTGACTGAGCATTTGTAGAGTCCTGATCCTTTATCACTTCTGCCAGGCTGTCAATGGATTTTGCCAAAGCCTCGTTAGACTTTGCTAATTCGGCTATTTCCTCTTCCATTTCGTCAACGTTTCCACCACCGAAAGCCCAACCGCCTGTAAAGAGGTTGCCGACACCACGGATAATTCCACTTATGACATTGCCGACACCATGAGCGATATTCACAAAGAACTGGCCGTTGCCAATCTCTGTGAGAATACCGTCTATCGCGTTAGCAACCTTCACCAGAAGTCCGTCGATAAGGTTTCCTATACCTTCACTCAGCACATCGAGCAAGTCAAGGATGAGGCCAATGATCATAGTCCACAAAGAGCCTCCAGAACCTGCAAGAGCCTTGGTTATCTCCTTTGCGGCTTCCTTTCCTGCCTCCGCACCACTTTTGCCATCGTCTTTCGACTTGTTGAGTACCTTATCCAGAATCTTCGTCACATCGTTACCAAGAGCCTTCATCTTGCCGGAATCCTCTCCGAAGAGTTGGTCAAACAAGGCTGTTATTCTCTCCCCAATGCCTGACTCCGAAATCTTCTCTCCGCTGTCATATACCTCAGTTGCCAAGTTCTGAATCTTCTCCACAAAGAAGTCCATACCCTTGCCCTGTGATGAAAGTGAGGTGGTAGCAAGTTCCAATGCCTTGTTATACGAGCGAGTGCCGGAAATGAACTGTGTGATATTTCTCTGTGCCTTAGAGCCAAGCGCATCCCAGAGCTGTCTCATGCTTCCACCAGCAACAGCAGATGCAACCTTTCCCACTCTGTCTATGCTGTTCTGGAACCGTCGAAGTGAATCGGTTGCAGCGGTTTGGGATGAAACGAGCCTGTTCTGAGCATTGTCATAGTTATTCTTGTAGCCCGTATAGTTCTGATTGGCAGTAGCCAGTCTGCTGTCAGCCTGTGACTTTGCCCTCTTTGCGGCTGCAATGGCTTCATCGGTGGTGGCTTTTGCCAATTCCTGCTCTGCTTTGTTGACTGCCTCACGCGCATTGATACTTTCCTCTGCCGCCTTTGCCAGTTCCTCAGACGCAACCCGATATGCCACCAGAGCATTGTTATACTCATAGAGATTCTGCCCTATCTCGCGGAATGAGACACCGCCAAGACTACCTAACTGCCCATCTATGTTGGTGATGGTATCATAGACTGTCTTCTGATCCTGGAATGAGCGTGCTTTGAAAGAATCGGTCTCAGTGTACTTCTTCAGTTGTTTCAAGGTCTCTTCCAACGGGGTAGCAAGCAATACTCCGTACTGGCTGAACACGTTCGCAAGGTCAACATTCCGTATCAGATTCTCAGCCGTCACGTTGTCAATGGCCTTGTCTCTTTCAGCAGCCAATGAGCGTTTCTTCCATTCATCATCTTCCCTTGCAATCTTCGCATTGTACTCACGGCGGATTGCAAGTTTCATCTGCTCGACCGATCCGAAGTTTCTGAGGTAGTCAGTCATTGCCTTTGTCTCGGCTTCGTTTACCTCGCGGATTCCACGAATATATTCTGCTACAACTTCTCTCTCTTTCTGAATACGGTTGTTCTTTTCTGCCTCAGTATAGGAATTGTCAGAGGCCGCATTTCTGTAAGAATCGGAATTGTAGAAGTTATTGCCTTTGTTGTTGGGGTCTGCATCCCAGAGCTTCTTTGCGTTCTCAATGCGGGTAACTCTAAGGTCTTCATATTCTCGCTTGATAGCTTCGAGTTTACGTTCTCTATCGAGTTCTATCTGTGCAAGCGTCTTCCGGGTGCTTTCCTCCATGGCCCCAATCTCAGCGGCACGGGTAGAATGAAGCAAGTCAACACGGGCACGTTCAGCGGCCAAAGCCTGTTTCATCTTCTCACCTGTTAGTCTTTCTGCGCCCTCGCCAGCCTTTGTGTTGGCGGCATCTTCCTTTGCATCCGATCTTGCGGACTTGCTTGCACTATACGCTTCCAGTTCCTTGTTATAGCCGGCAATCTTCTTCCGTAACTCAACGCCTTTCTTCCCGTTTGCCTCGGCAATCGAGAGCGCATCGAGTGTTGCCTGTGCCGCTTTCTTTTCTTCCTCAATCTTCGCCTTATCCCGAATGCTTCCCTGCCTTGCGGAAACAATGCCTCCAGTATAGGTTATAAGGCTACTAATATCATCAGGGGATAGCGTGACGTTCTGCAAGTCCTGATAGCCTCTTATCAGCACATTCTTCTTTTTGCCCTTTGCGCGTTGCAAGGTTTCCTGCAAAGACTTCAGTTGTGCATCGGTCATATTGGTAATGGTGTCATGGAATCGCTTTGTGGCGTTCTCAGCGGCTTGTCGTTGGGCTTGCTTGCCGTACTGCCTTGAACGTTCCTCAAAGTATGCCTGAATCTTTACAGGATCAACATTACCGAAACGGCTCAAATCGTTTTCTTTGAGATAGAGGGAAACGGCTTCGCTGTATAGTTGCTTATCTCCGGCACTGGCTTCACCGCCTCTGCTTCTTGCGTCGCGGTAACGCTTGATTGCACTTGCATACTGAGTTGACTTGTCACGGCTGTCATTCAGATTTTTTAGGGCATTGTTGCCGTCAATAGTCGCAATCTCCTTCTTCAGTGCAAGAATATCCTTCAGGTGTCCTTTCTCGTCGATGTACTTCTGTATGATTGACGGATAACGACCTATAAGGAGATTCAGAGCCTCACGACGCTGGTCTGTAGCGGCTGTGTCACTATTGGCAGTTGCAATGGCATTCTCCGTTTCCTGATTGTATTCTTTCTGCCTGTTCGCTGCCTCTTTCATGGAATCGTTGAAGTTCCTCTGTGCGCGTTCGCTTGCACTGAGTCCGTCAGAGGTGGCAATAAGCGTACCTACAAGCACACCAAGGGCTGTAGCAGCGGCGACGTATGGATTAGCAAGCATGGTCGCATTGAGCAATGCTTGTGCTTTCTGTGTAGCGAGAATCCTCAACCGGGCAATACTCATAGCAAGGGTATGACCGTTCTCAGCGGCAGTAGCCAGAATGACAGCAGTCCTATATGTGCCGTAACTTACTACAAGTCCGACAAGAACACGTCCGACCTGCTCGTAGTTGTCAATGAGGTATGTCATTCCCTTGATGGAATCCATGATCACACCCTCATTCTTCTCTCCGAAGTCATTCAGCGAGCGGTAGATGCTGTCACGCAACTTATTCATTTGTCCTGCAACTGTCTGGCTGGTCTTCTCGCTCATCTGGTAGAAACGACCACCCGCCTCAGTAGCAGATATGAAAGCATCTTCCACCATCTTCGTCGAAATTGCGCCCTTCTGCATTTCGTCACGCAGTTCCTTCATGGTCTTACCCGTCTTCTCGGCAATATACATCAACGGGTTAAAGCCCGCATTGATGAACTGCAAGTTATCCTGTCCCATCAGACGGCCAGCGGCTGTCATCTGAGAGAAAGCAAGCGTGATGGACTTGAAACGCTCAGAGTTTCCTAACGTAACGTCACCCAAGGCACGAATTAAACGGGGTATCTTCTCCACCGAAACACCGAATCCTATCATGGTCTGTGTCGCCTCCATCAAGTCCTTAATTGTCAAAGGACTCATACGCGCGAAATCCTTCAAGTCCTTAATCAGAACGCTGGCTTTATCTTGTGAGCCTACAAGTGAGGTGATGGCTACTTCCATCTGCTCCATTTCGCCACGGACACGGATAACGTCTCTTGCGAGCTGCTGGAACACATAGACACCTCCAACAGATGCCAGGGCACGCTTGAACGAACTGACAGAAGGTATTGAGTTCTTAAACGCCTCATTGACATCATCGGTGGTTTTCTTCATTCTGCCTAACTGCTCATTGGCACGTCTGGCTTCTGCCTCCAGCCGTTCAATCTCACGGGTCTTCGCCGACAAATCGGACATATCCTGCTTTGCGCTCATAATACCAATCTGCACATCGGCACTCCCCATGTACTTTGACGTGGTAAGCCCGCTTGCACTGACACCACCAGCAGCCTTGATGTTCCGTAACTCATTCTTGATGGTCTCTATCTTCTGGATAGCCCTCTCCAAGTCCGTAGTATCGAGATTTACCTTCTGAGCCGATGTAACCGTGTCACGCATCCGATTCTGTAATGCAGTGAGTTTGGCAATCTCTATCTCGGCTTTGTTTGCGGATGCCGCAGCGTCCTTTGCCTCCTTTGCGAATCCTTTGAAGGCTCCCGGACTTTTCAGTTCTCTCAGGTCTGCATTGACGGCACGGATGATATTTCCCAATCCGCTTACAAACTGATTCAGTTCTTCACTGCCTGTGATGGTACTGCCAAGTGTCTTCAATGATGTGGATAACTTGTCGATGGCCTCCTGTGCTTTTGCGGCTTTCTTAGCGATAGTGTTCAACGGCTTGCCCGTTCCGACTGCATTCTTCAATTCCTTAAAAGCCTCGGTTGCGGCGGTAAGGTTCTCCGCAAGTTCTTTGTCAGTGCCACCAGCGACATTGATCGTGATGGTCTTGTCTTTGAGAGCGGAAAACCGCCTCTCAATCTCTTCTAATTTCTTCTTAGTATTGTCTTTGATGCCAACACTAAAAGATAAAGGTTTCAAATCTCCCATAATTTGTTTTTGTGTTGATATATATGATGATACTGCAAAGATAGTGTAAAAACATCTTACTTTTATCGTCTGGCAGTGGAAATGAGAGACAATCAGCCCAAAATTACCAAGCAACACGCCAAACAAAAGAAAACAGGACTGGTAAACAGCCCTGCAACGCCCGCTATCAGATGAACAGAAACAGATGTGCGGGCGTTTCTATCCAATTTTTCAAACAAAGAATACTACTTCTCCGTGTCTGCCTGTTCCGCTTGAAGATTCGCCTTCAGTTGCTCCAGATATGGTGAAGACTCAAACAACTTCTGCGCCTCCGCAAACGTCATGTGCTTTAGTGTCTCACGTGTCGCCGACAACATACTGTAGGCGTTCATCGTCTCTTCGTATGGCAGGGCAGCAATACCCTCGGAAAGCAATTCGTTCAGCTGCTCCACATCGTACTGCCTCACATAGTAGAACCAACGCCAAAGATACCACCATTTCATTTTCATAGTGAAGAAGCCGTGAAGCACTACTGCTGCGGCTACCTTACACGCTAACTTGCTGTCACTATTGATAGCAGCCAATGGATCGTCGGCATCGTAATCGGCTCGTCCCATTAGCAATTTAGCAATCTTAGCAAACTGAGCATTGCCGCACTTACTAATCTCGTAACTCTTAGAGGTGCCAGGTATCTTTACCACCACACTCTTTTTTTCTGATTCCTGTTTCTGTTCCATGTCTTTGAATAATTAAAACGATGCAAAGATAGGCAATCTGTACTCTCTTGTCAATGAAGTAAATGGAAAATTGAAACATTTACAAAACATTTTACAATTGATAAAGGGAATGTTATCCAGAAATACACTACCTTTGCATCAGTTCATTGCACAAAGCATGAATCGTGGTACGGCACATCCCGTACAAGTGTTGAATTGTTTTTGATTCCAAGCCTTAAAGGATTTCTGAGTGACTTGCTAAAAATCGTTCACGAGTGAGAAATCTACCTACCAATTAGCCCGTACAGAGTTTCATGTGCTGAACGGGCTTTTTTATTGACAGACAAGATTGTTTTTACCACAAATAGCAAAAAATAAACAACAGGAATATCATTGGAAGCGCATTTCAGACAAACCGTAAACGTAAAAACAACCATAAACAAAGATTATTCGCAGTATTCTGAGTAAAGACAAAATAACAGCACTACACGGACAAAATCCAACTCATTTCAGACAGTTTTGTGGCTAATCCAGAAAACGAAAAATCAAAAATCGAAAATTTGAAAATGAAAAATCTCGGCGAGAGGTCAGTACTGGGTCCCAATGCTGTTAAGGGGGGGCGTACCCCCTTCTATACGAGAATAAAAAATCCCCATCTATTACGATAGGGATTCTGTTTGTAGTGGGTAGTATCAAGCATCATATCTTTCTAAGAGCCTCTTAACCCCCATCGCCGTAAACTCATTGCCCTTGCTTGTTAGATAGCCCTTCTTGTTCAAATACTCTGCTTTCTCTCTAAGTGTGTATGTCTTGCCTGTCTTTTCGTCTTTCACCATGAATCTTATTGCGTCATACGCTCTTGAGTTACTTTCGTCTTTGTAGGCTGATTCAGAACGTTTTTTTATCGAGTTCTCAACGGCTCTATCTCTTATTTCTTTTGCTTTTGCGTCGTTGCCGGCAAATAGGGGATTCCCTAATTTACCGCCACGCTCTTTTTTGGCGGCTAACGCTTGCTTGGTGCGAATGCTTGTTATTAATCGTTCACGCTCTGCAAGTGCAAAGAACAATGTGAGTGTGAATCGGTCTGTATGAGGAATATCACAAAACATCAAATTGCCTTCGCCCATCTTATCTAAGAGTTCTAAAGCCTGCTGACAATTACGGAATCGGTCTGTCTTGGCAATAACAAGCGTTGCACCATTCTTCTTTGCTTCTTTCATTGCTTTCTGGAGTTGCTTGCATTCGTTGAGGTCTTTTCCGGAATGTACTTCGTAATAGTCGGCAATAATGTTACCGCCTTCACGCTCAACAAAGTAGTTGATGATTTCGCTTTGGGCTTCCAAACCCAAACCACTTGCTCCCTGCTTTTCAGTGCTTACTCTTCGATAACTGATAAATTGCTTTGTCATATCTGCTTGTTATTTAAGTTCCACGATGCAAAGATACAAATAATATTTTGTATCGCCAACTAAACGGACGTTTATTTAATGATAATTAAGCAGATAATGAGAAATTTATGTGTAATTGCCATAACAAAGACTATTTCCTTCGCTGTTGCTCAATGAACTCTAAGACAGTTTGGGCTGCTCCTGCTGATTCGGGATTTTTTAATAACTCCTTGGCATCAGCCTCAACTTTGTCAAATATATCTTTCTTCTTTCTCATACCAGTATTATTTTTGTGCAAATATACAACTTATTCTTGATTTTCCAAATATTTTATTTTGATTTGTATGGCATTTGGTTAATTGCAGAATGGCTGACGAAGTTAGAAGATACGAATAGACCTCAAAACGACCCTAAAAAACGGATTATTTTTTGAATTGGTTTTCAGCAGTCTATCTTTGCCGAATGTCGGCCTTAATACACGCGTATATATGCGCATATTAGCAGTGTCTTGTTTTTCTGTGAACCTGACTATTTGTTTTCTCATAATTATCGCTACCCGTTATTTGTGGAGAATATTTTCTACTTTCCTGTTTAGTGTTTTGTATGAAACATACCCAGACGTTTTCAGCATTCGCTTCGCTCATATTTTCGGCATTGTTGCTTACGCTTTGCAAATGCCATTACACCATGTGTTGTTATTCAAGTGTAATCTTATGTATTGGTGTAAGGGGTGTAATGATGGGTATATATATAAATATATATAATACCCCTCGATTACACCTCCCATTACACTCATTTATACTGGTGTAATTACACCATGATTACACCTCATATTACACCGTTACACCACATTCCTTTTTGAGCCAATATTTACCTCCACTATCACGGTCAAGATAACCGTCTTTGTAGCCTTTTGAGATTCTTTTCTTTGCCATGTCATTACCGACATTTGCAGTTCTAACGACCTCTTTTACAAGTTCGTTATATGGCAAAATCAGTCCGTTTGACAAAATCGTTTCAAAGTCCTTTTTGAAGTCCTCGTTGATTTTCGGATTTTGCTCAGAATATAGTCCGGCAGGAACGGCAACCCCATCATCGTTAATCTGAAAAGAAACAATCGGCGCAATTTTTGTGTCGTTGCTTTTGTCGTGGATAATATTGTGGATTTTCTTTTGGGCATCGTATTTGACTAAAAAGCGATTGTTGCAAAGACGCATAAATTCCGTCCCAATGACTTCACGCATATTATCATCATCAAGTTTCTTATTTGTGTGAAGCATACCAAAAACTGTTGCTCCGCTTCCAGATAATCTCTTCAGCAGTTCCATGACCTGTGTAACCTTCTGCAAGTTACCGGGATCATCAGTAAGCTCAAATATTCCGTCAATGAAGACAACATCGTAAATCATTCTTGACAAGTTCTTTTCAGTAATTTTCTCTAAGATAAATATTCTTTCTTCGATACTGCGTGTTTTCATGCGAAGAAATTGAACACCTTGGTCAACAAGTGTCTTTCCTACATCGAGACCAGCAACGTTTCTAAGTGTCTTCATTCGTTGATTGCATGAAAACGAATCTTTTTCTGTGTCAATCCATAAAATGTTACGTGCTGCCTTCTTGCATTGAATCAATCCAAAGTCTTTACCACCTATAAGAACCCCTGCGATGATAGCCATTGCTGTTGACTTGCCGACTCCTGGTTTTCCTGTAATAGCAACAATGCAACCACTTGAGACACAATCCACGCCCCCTATGTTAAGTCTGAAATCAGGTTTGACAATGTCCTCGTTAAGATCATCGAAAAGGCATTCCAAGAATAGTTTCTTAAAATATTCATCTGTCATATCATTCATTCTTGTCTTTACATTTCGAGCAACAGACTCAATTTCTTGTTGTAGCGGAACATTATCTGCCTGCTCCGTAGTCATTTCGTTGACGGTATAATGCTTTACGGAATAATGCCTTTCCCGTTGCTTCTGGACGGTTACAAGCATATAGTCTTCAAGTCGATTGACATGAGTATATACTTGTTGCTCCCCCAAAGCGTCAGCAATCATCCGTGCGTCAGTATTTGGATGCTCCTTGATGTAGTCATAGACGGCTTTCGTCTTTGGGTATGTCTCCAATATCCTGACAGCATCATCCCGTGTCGTGAACTTTTTTTTCTTTCGTCTGTTCATACGGGTGACATTTATTTGTTGTACCACTTGGTAAAATATCCTCTCTCTATTGCATCCTCGATGTCTTTCTTTTGGAATAGCACTTTTTTGTAGGCTGGAATATTAACTTGTTTGATACCATAACTCTCAACTCTCTTCCTAAAGGTAGGAATGGACATTCCCACCATCTTGATGGCATTAGCCTGATTAACGTACTCCACGCCATCAAGCACAATACACTTTACTTCTTTGTTTTTTCTTTCCATAATTTTTACATTTTATATATTTGTTGCTGCAAAGTTATAGTCTATTTATATTTTTCAATTACTTTTTTATAGTAATCATCATTTTCCTACTAAGATTTCCAATTTTGCGGCTGTTACCCCCTGTTTTTTTTACGACTCCAGCAACATTATGTTTTTTAAATATTCATAAAAGATTTGGATTTTCCTTTGCCATTCCAGATATTCTTAGTACATTTGCACTTGAATAATTTATTCGGGTCGGCTGAACGACCTTAACGTGAGGGATTTTCCACTCATGAAGTACACAAAAGTACATTCAGCGACAAAGGCATCATAACAGAACATGTCCGATAAGGAATTGATATGATGGCTCTGTCTAAGGGGAGTCTCTACGGAGATTCCTTTTTTTTATTGCACCTACGAAATAATCACGGTTCATTTTGGAAATCTTTATCGTCGATTCTCACTTCTGAGCCATAACAAAGTTGGATTGCTTTGCAGATTGATAACTTTGCAAACAAAACAACTTTCAACATGGATGCAGCCAATAACTATTTCGTCACGTTCCTCAAAGACGGGAAAGTAAAAGAGCAACACTATTGCCAGACGATTGATCAGGTAAAAACGTTGCAAGCAGTAGCGAGGTCTCAGAACTGTACGCTTGATTATGTAAAGTTGTCACCCGATGATGAAGACACCAAAAAGAAAATTGAAGTTCAGGCAAAAGTTGATAAAACAGAGGAAAGCCCCAAGACACGCGACGGATGGTGTCGGCACATACTTTGCATCGAAACAGGCACTGTCTTCAGCAGTGTCATTGAATGTAGCAGACACTTCCAGATTTCATATAAGTCTATCTGGAATGCAGCGCACAGCGGAAGAGAAAGGCACGGCTACCATTTTCAGTTTACAGGTGATTATTCCAAACAAGCAAACAAAACAAAACGTCGTCACACTCAGCCGGATAAGGTAGAAATTCAGAATTTAGGATTGGTCTTTATCGCGTTAGGTCGTACATAATAAGAAAAGCCGCCCATCTTCCCAGACAAGCGGTCCACAAACTAAATAGATTCATGTCATTGAATCCCACTAAAGTTCCATCTGCGAAGTTAAGTTATTTCTGTCACACAGCCAAACTTGTTATCCTTATACTCTGCTTGATTCGTCAACATTTCCAATTTACTTGCTTTAAGATGCTTGCAGCCTCTTTCGCCACATCAGGCAATAGTTTCATCCATGCTCCTGGCTCTATCTCTTCACCCTCATGCTCCTTCAGATACCGCCGCCAATGCTTATTGTAAATTATAAGGAACAGGCATTGATTGCACTTGTCCGGGAAATAAATATGAATATTATCTGTTTCATCCGTTGATTCTGGCATATTGATCATTGCATCCTTGATTATTTCATAATACTTAGCGTAGAGGTCTGCACGCTCTTTAGAGCCAGGTGTTTGATGTTTGGCAGTTGTCAGAATCTCTTTTGCCACTTCCTCAGAACCTATCAGTTCTATCTCGGAAATATCATTAGGTACGGAAAGCGTTCTCTCAAACAGTTCCCGTCTTTCACCGCAAATCTCCTTGAACTTGCTGCAACAAATAATGCTCTTACGCTTGCGTTTTTGCATAGACAGCGAAAGACTTTCATCATTTGGATATGCCATCAGGTATGCTTCTACCTCATGGTAGCCCAGAAAGAGGAAGTCGGCAAAGACTATCATTTCTGGCTCAACCTTCATCCTCTTAGCAAGTTTCTGTATTTGTTCGTTCTGTACCATGATCAACAGATATTATTTCTTCTTCCACCAGCCTGCAATCTCGCCCAATGTTGTGAAGCCAGATTGCAGATCATAGGCCATCGTCTCAAACTTTGAGCGTAGCCGTCCTGCCTCTATCTTGTCTGCGTTCTTATTCACGCTCTTTTCAAGCCGGGCACAATCCTCATTGAGTTGCTTGATGATTCTTAATGCAATGGAAGCCTGGCGTTTGCGACATTCAGCCTCAAACTCGCCCGTCTTCATGTAAAGGGTTCGCTCATGCTCCTTGCGGGCAAAGTCCGATATCTCCTTATCTGAGAATTGCCCCCAGTCTTCGGCATCGGCAATCTCCAACTCCTTTTCTGTTAATGCAAAATCTTTCATTTTTCGTCTTCGTTTTGTTGCTGTTCTTTCTGTTTCTGTCTCTCTTTGGCTGCAAATCCCCTTGCGGTTCTCGGTCCTTTGGGTCCACACCTAATATCTAATATGCCCTCATTGATGAAGTAGATGGTTGGCTTCTGTCTGTCCCATCGGTTGCTCGTAATATAGTTTTTCTTCAGTGCAATGTCGTATGCCCAATTAGAGAATGCGCCGACATACTTTTCTGGAATCCATGAAAAGACACGTTTGGCAAAGAACTCTTTCAGATCAGCCTCTCTAAATTTGTTCTGCAAGCCGAATTGTCTAAGTTCCTTGAAGTGCCTCTGGAGTGCTTTCTTCACGTCAGATGGGGTGTAGGTAAGTGTAACCTTCATCGTATCACGGCCACCTACACACTTACGTTTTCCAGTCTTATCTTCAATCTGCATACTTACTTTATTTAACCTTTTTCTTTGGGCCGGTCTTCATTTCAAGAATTTCTGTGTTAATGGCATATACCTGTTCTTCATCTTGCCATATCTTCGGCAATTCCGCGATATATTCATTGTCAAGAGCCTTGTTGAAGAAAAAATCAGCCAGTGCATCGACACTCCTTTTTGAAAAAAATTCGAGCGGATTCTTGAAGAATATCTCCTTAACTTGTTTCTTGGTAAGCGGAGTTTTTGCCAATATCGGATTCTCGGTTAGATACTGCTGCAATGCCAGCTTAGCATCAGCGGCATTATAACGGACTTGCAGAAGAAATGTACTGCGTCCCGGGCTTCTTTTATTATTTCCTACGATCGTACTCATTGTTTTTTTATTAAATGGAAGTGGGAAGCAAGCAGGTTTCTCCCACCTACCGCCCACCATGAGAAAGACATTTTTTTTATTACTATACGAAACTTTCTTGAAGTTTATTTGACCAGAACTCTTCTTCTTTCTGCTGGGCTTCTTTTTTAGCCAAGTAGTTCTTCACCCATTCCTGATTGTGAAGTCCTTCTTCTCCGTCTATGTTTGGGAAAAGTTTTTTGTCTAATTCAGCCAAAGTGCGGCGATCTTCTGGCGACATCCCGTTAATCTGTTCAGGGCTCAAAACGCTAAATAAATTTTTCATACTCTATAATTTTTTGTGTTGTTAATATTATTACTTAATTTCTGCGGAATAGCCAAGACAGTCAACTGCGTCGCGCTGGTTCTCATAAGGATCACGCTTCGCTATCTGCACGAAATCTTCGGGGTGTTCCTGTAAGTGCTTTTTGCGCATTTCTTCAAGTCGGTCGTTTTGCTCCTTCAGTCCATTCCTCACGCTTGTCTCATACCCCCCTTGCAAATACGGATGCTTTTGGAGGTAGTCTTTGCGCCACTCCATAAACAACCAAGCCTCAACTAAGCTCGTTGGATTTGCAAGCAGTCTAATTGATTCATTAAGACTTATCAGAGTGCCAGTCGGAAGATTATGCTCACCCTCATATTTCTGGAGAGCATCAATAGACTCTTTAGCATCAAGAATCAGATTAGCCCACTCAGTAACACCGTCAGGGGTCTTCACCTTGCAGTTTTCTATCACTACATCGTCGAAGTTAGTGCAAATGACCTCTCCATTGTTCACGCAAATATCTGCATCGGGGTACGCTACAAGAACATCCTTTATCGTTGAGATATAAGAAATAGCAGATTTACGAATATTCTCCCAATCCTCTTTTGCCTTTCTCTTTGCCTCAGCGGTCAGCATCTTTGTTGAATCAATCTCAGCCAGGCGTTCATTGATGAAGTTCTCTACAGCCTCGGCGTTGATGTCCTGTAGGTTGTCTGGAATACCATCCAAGTCTGGCATGGACTTCAAACTCTTGTAACTATTACCTACAATCCTAAGTTTGTTTGAGAAAGTCTCAACAAACTTTCTTTTGTCTTCCTGTCGTACTATATGCGAAGGAATCTCAATTCTGTTTATTCCCATTTTTTTTAATATTTAGTTGGTCTATTTAAGCCAGTAAGATTTATTAATTTACCTGCTTTGCCCACCAATAATTTGCTCTCCGTCCATATCGTCTCTAAGAAATCTCCTATTATTGGTACGCCATCCACCATAGGGACATCAATCATCGATAACCCGTCCAATACATCTGCCTTGTTTTTTGCGCTTAAAGCCCTGTCAAAGAAGCAGTTCGTTTCGTCAACTTCTATTTCTATCTGTGGGTAAGTGCCAAAGAACTTTCGGATAATCTTGATGTACTTTGTGGCACGAAAGAGAATGCTATCATAGTATTTTTTAGTTTGATCATTGACACCAATATTCTTTTCATCAACGTACGCCATCAAACGCTCCAGCGTTATCTCCTTGGGGTGGTGTGGAATGGCATCGGCATCAAGATTCAGGAGCCGAAGCCTGGTGTATGCCTTTACCATCTCTTCCCATGCGCTATTGAACTTACAGGAGTTCTCTTGGTGCAATTTATGAGAAACCATTTTTTTTGTGTTGATTTTTTCAGACATATAATTAAAGTTTAATATTGTTTACTTTTTGTTGAAATACCCATCAAGCCACCGTTGGGCGAACTCATCAGCATGACAGGGATAATATGCCATTTCAGCCATAGGATGCTGCTGGAGATTGTGTTCTCGCTCCCAATCGCGCATTTCGTTGAGAGCATCACCTACAGCCTTTACCTTATCCCAGTATGCTTTGCACTCAGCAGGGATTTCCACCGATGAAACGGCTGAAATCGCTTCCATTGCGTTTTTGCATTTCAGGCGGTTCTCTGGTTGCAGTGTTAAATTCACTTCAAACTCAGCCGACGGGAAAGCGGCAAAGAACTCTCGTATATGTTTTATTTCCATAAGTGCATCCGAAAGCAGATTGTCCCACACCAACCTACCTTGTTTGTTGTCTTCTGGTATGGTCGCTTTCATTTTCTCAACATAAGCCGTCAGCCTCTCAGCGGTAATCTCACGAGGATCATGCGGGATGGCATCTGTGCTAAGATGTCGGGGCAGATGATTATAGGCATCCACCATATTCTGCTTCTTCCGTTTGAACTCGTCGAGGTTCTTGTTTACCAGGCTGCGAGAAACAATCTTCTCCGGCATTTCCTTAACTTCTTTTTTAATCATAATTGATATTATTTGTAAATAAAATTTTTCGCAAATATAATCACGATAATACCTATTTTTATCAGATTTGTGTGGAAATGTGTGTTTTTTTCTGAAAATTACCAGAAATAAGCATGTTTATGATGAAAAAACAGCCCTAACCTCACGATTAGGACTGCCAATCAAATAGTAATCATCTATCGTTATCATCCTCACGGACTACCAACAGAATATTCATTAACACTTTTTTTTCGATGTAATTCTACATGACACGCCTCGCACATCAGTTTGAGGTTGCTTTCTTTCGCAATCAGTTTCGGATTCACGGCTACAGGGACTATATGATGAATATTGAGAGCATCAATCGGAAAAGTCTTACCACAGCATGAGCATACGCCACCAGTTTTCTTGTATATCCGTTTCTTTGCCCTGTTCAACTGCCCTCTTTTGTTGCTTCGCAGTTTGTCAAGTTTGTCGCGCCGTTTCAGCCTATATTTGCTTATATAAACGTAGATTCCAAATATTTTGATCATCATACCCAAGCATTTTATGATCCACTCTCAGGTTCTTCACTCTCTTTATTCTCTGCATCAAGCATTGAATTGTAGTTGCAGAGACATACACGAATGGTAGTCTTCTCGCTTTCTGAAATGTTGTTAGCCTGTTCGAGTGCTCTGAAGGCGTTGGCAATTTGGCATTTCTCAGCCATATATATATCACGGTCGAATTTTGTATTACTCATATTTTTTTCTTATTTATTTATTCGTTTCTTCTTTTTCGAGATTGTTAATCTTCGCATTGAAATTATACAAGACACTTGATACGTCGGCATCAGTCATGCGATAGCGATTGATAATCCTAAACACCTTATATGCCTTATGCAGAGTGTTTGCTGCCTTCCACTGAAAGGTTATCAACAAATATGCCATAAGCAACAGGTCAGAAGGCAGTATCATCGGAAACAGCCTGTTGATGAAGGAATCTACAGCAAAAACAACATAACGACATTCATGCGGATTTGAAGTGTGCCCATGTATGCTTTCCTTTATTGTCTTCTCAAAATAGTAGAGACCGTAGTGGATCTGTCCTTCGTTGTCCTCGATATGTTCATCTAATTTAGAGCAAGTTACGACAAAATCCCAAATTATTCTCATATTGCAACGTCCTCCTTTCCTGCGTCTGCATCAAGCATCGAGTTATAGTTAGAGAGACACCTCCTAATTGTGGCTTTCTCGTCATCCGAAATGTTGTCCGCCATTTCCAATGCGCTAAATGCGCTTGCTATTTCAGACTTGTTAGCCAAGTACATATCACGTTCAAAGTTACTCATGGTTAGCCCTCCTTTCTTCTTCAATTTCCTTAGTAAGTTCATCAACCGAACAGCCAAGCACATCGGCAGCCTCTTTTAATGTGATAGCATCCACGTTGGCGGGCGCATAAATCTTTTCGACTTCTGGATGCTTTGCAAACACGCGCTTTAACAACTCACAGCCAGCCCCCCAGACAGCGGAATCACGGTCTTTGTCAAAGTCCTGGTTAGGCTCTACGTACTCAAACTTTCCCAAATGCTTATCATCGGTCTCGTTGAGGTAGTTAAGCAGGTCGTTGTACCTGTCAAGCACAGCCATCACTTTAAGGATGCCGTCAGTGCAATTAGCCATTTCTTCGCAGTCCCGACCAAGATTGAGCATAGTTGTCAAATGCCCAAAGGCATCGGCAATGTTACATTTCTCGTCGCTGTATGCACCAAATTTGTCCTCTCGAATCCGCATAACCTCGTTTGCGGCATTTTCTGTAAGCAATACTCTTCTCATTTCTTATACATTTTTATAATTAAACATTTGTTATCATTCCCACCATCAGCCATGCGGAATGTCGCCCGGACACTGCCGCTTTTCTGAATAAGTGGCATCGGAATCGTCATGCAGTCACCTCGCTTTCTATTTCGTCCAATAACTTCGTCAGACGTTCATTCTCTGCATCATTAAGTCTGCAAAGCAAAGCGTACAACTGAGGGTAGTCTTCATCGCGAATCAGGATGGTATGCTCTATGCCACCAACCTCCAGAGTCACGGAAGCAACATTCTCTTTCGGACTTTCCATGAAAGCCTCAACAACCTTCCTTTCGTGTGCGATCTGCATCTGCGCAACCTGCACTTCGTTTGATAATTCTTTCTTCGACATAAGCTAATATTTAGATGTTACATTTATTACTTGTTGATTTCGGGTGCAAAGATACATATATTTTCTTTACTTCCAAAATAAAAATAAAGAAAATAAATGGATTTAACGTAATTTAATAACCTTATTTTGTTGATTTAATAAATAACGTGTACCTTTGCCGAAAAATTTAAGAACATGGAACTTAGAATTAAGCAAATACTCAAAGAAAAAGGTATTACTGCTAAAAGTTTAGCAGCAAGAATTATGGTAAAGGACAAAGACGGAAAAGATTCTCCTATGACTCCGCAATATCTTAACAATATCATCAATGGTGGGAAAGGGGCTTCATTAAATACTTTGCAGAAAATATCAGAAGCATTAAACGTACCGATGGCCTCTCTCTTTGCGGACTATGATTCTGTAATATCATCAACCAACACTTTTGTTTGTCCTAAGTGTGGCGCAAAGTTGACAATAAAAGCGGATTCTGAGAAAGAATAAGATAAACAAGCCTGTGAAAGCAGACTTGCTGGCGGACTAACCACCGCCAAATAATTTTAGTGTGAAACGGGTTGCCTGAGAAGGTAGCCCGTTCTTTATAATGCTAAATTGCAAGCCCGTAGAGCGCATAAAAAAGGGCATAACGTATAGTTACACCCCTTTGACTAAATAAAGCCGCCTTCAGGCTCCTTTTCTCATGATTGAAGACTTGACGATTATCTGCGGTAATCTTCCGGGATTCCCGTATAACGCAGTTCTGGAGTCGTTGGGTCAATAGTGAAATACTCTCCCATTGCTTGTAGGACTACGCGAGAAGTCTTGATTCCTTTCAACTGTCCTTCGGCTTTTAGTTTCGCCCTTCTCAAAATCTCGGCAGCATCTGCAATGAGATTCTTGGCATCATCCAATTCAACCACAATCCGGGCATCATCGATATCTGAATACTCATTAAACACATACTCGGTCAATTTTTGAAGCGATTGGTCAACCTTCAAGAAAATGTCCGACATTGACGGCTCATCCTTCTGGCGACTAATAAGGATATTGAAAGCATCCTGTACATCTGTACTGACACATTCTAACTTTTTGATGGCATCTTCTGTGTTGATGCGGATAGATGCAGAATCCGATTTCTCATTAATAACTCGAATCTCTGAGGTCAATGCCTCAACAGATTCCTTTACACTCTCAAACTTCGATTGAAATTTAGCAATCATTTCTTCTTTGTTCATAATTCTTAAATTTTAAAATTAGTATTTATTTAACATGCACTCGCTATTACCATTAACCTTTGTATGTAGTTGCATGCAGAAGCCCTCCCAAAGTTCATTTTTGGATATAAAAACTTTGCAGGCCATGTGAGGACAGTCGTTGCACTTCATCAATTAGAACGGTCTATTTTGGTTTTCTTCATTTTCCTGTTTGGTGGAGATTTTTTTGATTACTGGAATTGTTGCCAGGTCATAGAAATGCGTGGTATTCGCATCGTATCCGCAAATAAAGCTGCCAGTTCCTATGTTACGACCTTTGGCGAGTTTGATGAGGGCTGTGCCTTTGGGATCAACTCTGCTGTACTCACCACTATATCTTGTTCCATATAGTTCAGGGCGATAAATCAGAAAAATCACATCTGCTGCTTCACTGATTTGTCCTGACCCTCTAACGCGATTTAATGTCGGTTCGTTATTGTTGTCTCTGCTTCGAGAAATCTGTGAGAGAAGTACAATCACTATTTTTAGTTCTTTAGCGAGATTTTTCAATTTACGAGTTACCATTCCATAGAATTGCTCTTCATTTTGTCTCATATTTTTTTCGTTAGTCTGAAGGACTTGGAGAAAGTCAATACAAGTCAAACAGATACCTTTCTTACGCACAAGCATACGAATGGATGATATTATTCGCTCTATACTCATGGTTGAAGTATCATCGAAAAAAAAAGGAAGCGATTCTATGCGACCAACGGCTTTGTCGAACACATTTAATTGTTCCTGTGTCAGAGCCTTGTGTATAATGTCATTAGCGCGTATTTTTCCATCACTTCCAGCAGAAATAATTCTCGCTGATAATTGAGGATTTGTCATTTCTGTCGAGTAGAATGCAACGGGATAGTTGTTTCTCGCAGCACATGTACTTAAATCAAGTGCAAGGCTTGTCTTACCTTGTGAGAACTCTGCGGCAATTACAACCAAGTCACCTCTGCACAATCCGCCTCTATCATCAAGATAACTGAAGCCTGTAGGAATACCTCTACTTTGCTCTCCACTCATATTGTTATTCACTATTTCATTGAGTTGTTTTAAGGCATCACTCACGCTGACTATACTTGCATGTGGGGTATCATCTAATGACTGAATGGCTGATATAACATCTTGCTTTAAGGTAACTGTATCTATAATCTCAGATGTTCCAGCATTTATAAGTTTCTGGCCGATTAACCATAATTGACGGCGCTCATAGAGATCATGCAGTCTAAAGCAATGTTCTCTGAAATTGACAGAAGACACTACGCTGCTGGTGCATTCTACAATATATGACAACTCTATAGGGTAATTCTTGTTGGGATGCTGATTAGCATAGGCGGCAACTCCTATAAGGTCAACCTTATCACCATTATCATGCAGTTGCTTGATGATCTGGTATAGCTCCTGGTTTTCGGGCTTATAGAAAACATCCTTACTAAGAATATCAGTACTCTCGTCGTAGGCATCGGGATAAGAGATTAGAACTCCTATAACAGAAACTTCACATTTAATGTCGTGTACTCGTAATTGTTCCATATTTAGTAATCTTTTAACTTTGTTTTTTGTTATGGTTCCATCTTGCAAGTCTTCTGCCTATCTCCCATGTTCTTTCCAGCTGGTAGCGCATTTTCTTTCCGTTCTGGGTTGGCTCAGTCCAATATTCAAAGAAGTCATTGCACATGTTTGAACCATATTTTTCTACAAAAGGCTTAATGGATTCCTTGAAATCGGCTTTGGATTGTTCCAAAGAAAGTTCAGCTTTCTTTGCTACGAAAGTAGTTTCTTTATATATTCCTATTCCTTCTCCTATTCCTATTCCGCTATTGTTTTGCTTTTGATTTGCTTTTGATTTGGTATTAATTTGCTTTTGTCTTGCGAAATCATTTCCGATATTACGGGTGACTCCTTTTCCTTTTAGTCCACCTGCTTGACCTGCATTAGCCCTTATTCGTGATAGTTCTTCGCCTTTTGCCAGAATTGGCTTTATAAGATCCCATGCGAGTAGGTCAAGTGTATTAGTTAAGTTGGGTTCTACACCATTGAAAACATAATCGCTCATGGCTTTAACCACTCTACCGTAGCAGTCGTCAGGTACGCGAGATAACGCCCTGTGGTAAGATTCAAAGAAATTATACTTCTTCTGAGCCATAGCACTATTTATAGATGGTTGAGGATTCGGTCAATGTCAGATTTTAGGTAGACGTTCTTACGACCTACCTTAATCGGAACGAGATAACCATTCTTTGCCCACCTCCAGAGGGTTGCAGAAGTAACACCAAGAATATTCTCAGCATCCATCGAACTAACACGTTCTACCTCTGCCACAGCCTTTCGTTCTGCCTCTTTTTGGGCTTCGCGTTCATCATACCATTCATTAACCAGTTCGCGTAAGTCTGAAGCACTTACCACTAACTGCACATTTCCTTGGTTTTTCTTCAATAATTCTGCTATCATATTTCTATGTATTAAAGTTTTATGCTGCGAAGGTAAGCACAAATGAAATATGATGCAAAAAACAATGGTTGACAACAGTTGAAACTTCAACCATCATCAACCACTATCAACTAAATTTGATGATATTTAGTTAAATCTTATAGCGTTTGCGGCAGCAAGCACTCCATTATCCATGTCACGTTGCAGAACTTTGTCAATGCTTTGCCATGTGCCATTCCAACTAAATTCTGAACTCAGTTCACCTTTGGTCGGGTATCGTGTTATCAGCCCATCAATCTTCGCCCGGATGAAGACAACGGCAATATCCTTACCTCTCTTTCCGTCAATGAGTGTATGCAATCTTTTCACCAGCCCTTCTTTGTCCTCACACTGAATAATGTTGTAGATAGATTTCGTAGTATTGATGCTTGATGCACATATTGACTTTGCAGACTCTTGCTCGTCAGAGTTTGGCTCATTACCACGAATGAGCATAGTAATGAATCCTGTGTCATTTGTAAGCCCATAACTTTTTGTAATTGACTCTGCCAACGATTGTAACGTTTGAAATCTATTATCTAAAGATACGACCAAATACCAAAGAAAATCCGATACATTCTCTTTCTCAGTGATTCGGTGTTCATTCCAAATCACCGACCATTTTTCCTCACAGTTTACATTTCCAAATAGAATATGTCTTAGGGAACTGAGATAAATTAGTCCTTCTTTCAACTTGTCAGCCCAAACACTAAAGACTCTTTCATCATGTACCTTGTTACATGACATATATGATTCCAATTCTTCTGCAACAATTTTATAATCCAGATTGCACAATAATTTAAAGGCCATTTCCCTATATTTCATGCTAACCTTGCCATTGGACATTCCTGATGAACAATGTCCAATAGCAATACCGTACAAGCATTTTGAATTGTCAATCCATTGTTGTGTATTATCCCACGTCATAGTTCTATCCAATTAAATCTATTACACTTTTCAAAGTTTCGTCTTCGATTCTTCTGTATCTCTTGAAAGCTTTGGAGCCTTCTACATGGCCGGACATTTTGCCAATAAGATTCGGGTCACTGACTTTGAAGTAGGCATTGCCCACAAATGTACGACGGGCGAGGTGAGAGGATGCTATCTCATTGATAGGCTTATATTCGTTCTCACCTGTCTTGGGATTCCTCACTTCAACCTTACGTGTTATTCCTGCCATCGTAAATATAACCTTGATAGCATCATTGTATCTCTGTGCGGTAATGAATGGGAATAGTCTGCCTTTGCTATCAACACCACGATATTTCTCTATAAGTTCCAATGCTTTCTGGTGCAATGGCACTCTGGCTTGGAAAGAGTCAAATCCTTCATCTTTGGTCTTGTGAGGTGTATAGACAAGAATACCATTGTTGATGCAGGATTCCGTCATTTTCAGCAAGTCACCGACGCGGCATCCTATCAGGCATTGAAAAACGAAAATGTCACGTTGCTCAATGAGTGTTTTGAGTGGCATCCTTGCAGGCTTCCGTTCATCCTTGGTCATAGTTTCCCATACGGCTGCAAGGTCTGTGTTGGCAATCTTGTTACGCTCTTCGATGGTGATGTAGTAGGGAGTTCCAACCTTTGCCGTTCCAATCTTCACACCGTCAAAAGGTCTGTTCTTTGTATATCCCTCCTCATAGAACCAAAGAAACAAAGACTTCAGCCTGGTACGCATCTTTATAATGGTGTTGCCACCTCGCGCCTCAACCTTGGAGTGCCCGGGCTTCACGTTGTTTGGGTATGACTTGTAGAGTTTGGCAAAGAGCGTCGGATATTTTTCTGCAAGCGTAGATTCATTTCGTAGGAAGTCGGAAAAGTCCTCAATGTCCTCGCGGGTTATCTTGTTAATATCCCACATCCATTTCTTTCTGTCTTTGTCAGTAGCCCGCGTGAATCCCTCATAGCGAGACACCGCACGTTGCAGAACATAATATACCCGTGCATGGGATTCTGCCAAACCACGCCTTTTGATGTAATCATCAGTCAATTCATAGAACGTTTTTTCGTGCTTCTCCACAATCTGAGGATGGTTGTATCTCTCAACAACATTCTTCAACCAATCACCTTTAATCTCGGATTTAGTAGACTTCTCGTAACACTCGATAATGAACTTAGAGAGTTGTTCCATAGATTCTGCTTTCTCCTTGTGCCACTTCACTTCTGAAGTCTCCAATCTGTGATTGCTCACACAGATAATGCCACGATTATAGAGAACATAACCCTTGCTTTCGGCTTTCTTCTGTGTGATGGTTACTAACTTCGATGGAACACTTACATTGTTTGCCCCAGTCTTGGCACGATCAATGTAATACTCGAAATAATCAGAGGAAACATAAATACCTGTTTTAGCATTCAAACTAAAACGTTTGCCCTCATGGAAGCGGATAATAACCTCCTGCCTACCAGTTTCGGTTTGGACTTTCGATGAAAGCCTCAATTCAATCTTTGCCATAATGTCTATTATTTATTAACGTGCTGCAAAGATAAAAAGATTATTCCAAACCTCCAAATTTTTTAGCGTCTTTTTAGCGTCGTATTTAAGAAATAGTGTTAATTGGCGCAATTAGACGAAATGTTAAAACCGTCTGAAAGTATAGTAAAAAGGGAATTTTTTCATTATTAAATTGCAGATGATTTCAAGTGATTTTGCAAAAAAGAGTCCGAGTACCCCAACACAAAAAAAGGCTTCCTGGTTGGAAGCCTTTTTTGATGTCTGTACATCACTTATTCTTTCTCACTGTTCTCTGCGTCAATCGCTTTGATCTTGTCACGCACGAGCTGTA